TTGAAAGATAATGATGGTGGCTTTAACTGTGGTAAACCTGCCGGGTATATCAAAGATTTTAAAGCACTGCCGCAAAAGATGCAGGACTTAATTAAACAAATTAAGCGTGTTCGTGTTGTCTTTGGTGTAGTTGAACTTACTGAACCTACAAACAATCAAGGTGAATCTGTTAGCTTAGACAATACTCCTTTCATATGGGAGGTTGATAATCGTGATGCCTTTAAGGAAATGGGTGTTCCTTTTGCAACTCTTGCAAAAATGCAACGTCTTCCGGTCCAACACATTATTACAGCCAATACATCTGAGCGTAAGATTCCTACAGGAGCGTCATTTTATGTTCCGATTGCGTCATTAGATGTGTCTAAAACTATAGAATTAACTAACGATGATCAGACATTGTTTGGGGATTTTATGGCATGGGTTGATAACTACAACAATTACATTGTCAATTCTTGGGCAGAAAAAGCTAACTCTCGCATGGAGGATGGTGACGCCGAAATTCTTGATGATCTAGTGGACATTGAGATAGAAGATGAGGACGCAGCATAATGCATCATCCTGCTGAACTAGCGTTGCATCAATACATGGAAGATGCAACAAAAGGAAAAACAGCCATGTCAAAATCCACTATAGAACAAGTGGCTAATGACATCATGGATGCTCTTTCTCGCCAGTTTGGCGGTAAAAGTCGCGGCGATTTTACATTACGAATGTCTAATGTAGGTCGTCCGACTTGCCAACTCTGGTACGAAAAAAACAAACCAGAAGTAGCTATTCCAAAACCTACTACATTTGTAATGAATATGATGCTTGGTGACATTGTGGAAGCAGTGTTTAAAGGTTTGTTAAAAGAAGCGGGAGTAAAATATGAAGACTCTGATAAGGTTGTATTGGAAGTCGATAATCATAATATTAATGGCTCATATGATATTGTTGTGGATGATGCCGTAGACGATATTAAATCTGCATCTGATTGGTCCTACAAACACAAGTTTGAATCATATGATACATTAGCAGAAAAGGATGGATTTGGATATATTAGTCAGCTTGCTGGTTACGCAAAAGCATCAGGCAAACGTGCGGGAGGTTGGTGGGTTGTCAATAAAGCTAATGGACAATTCAAATATATTCCAGCTAAAGGTATTGACGTTGATGCCGAAATATCTAAGATAAAAGAGACTGCTAATAAAGTTACAGAGAATAAATTTGAAAGATGCTTTGAGCCTGTTCCTGAAACATTCAGAGGAAAGGCTACAGGTAACATGGTTCTCAATGACGGATGCAAATTTTGTTCTTACCGCTTTGATTGTTGGGATGGACTAGTTGAACGTAGTGCTGTATTATCTAAAGCACAGAACCCACCTATGGTGGCATATACTAATTTAAAAGAGGAGTATGTAGATGATCCGATGGACTTTTGGCGGGGCCGCGCTTACTAGTGTTTAACAGTAAAGCATATAGAGCAGCACGAAAAAATGGCTATCGTAGCGGTCTAGAATTAAAGATATCCCAATACCTACAAGAACTAAAAGTAAAGTTTTTATATGAAGGTATTAAAATTGAATGGGAGGATTTAGCTTACCGGACTTATACTCCTGATTTCGTGCTGCACAATGGTATTATAATAGAAACTAAAGGAAGGTTTACTGTAGCCGACAGAAGAAAACATATGTGTATACAAAAACAACATCCTAATTTAGATATTCGTTTTGTTTTCACAAACAGCAAAAGTAAATTACAAAAAAATTCAAAGACAAGTTACGCTCAATGGTGTATAAAATATGGATTTTTGTATTACGATAGAATCATTCCAGAAGATTGGCTAAAAGAAAAAGGAAAAAATAAACATTCTAAGTTTATAAAATTCAAAGGCACTAAAGTAAAAAGGAGGTATAAATGAGTGACAGTGAAGAATTAGCACACATCACAAAAAATGATTTTATTATACGAATAAGACCAACTTCAGACAGTGAGGGTGAGTGGAGTGGAGATATAGATATCTCAATTATACCTTCTCAAGATAGCGATTTGAATGATGAAGGATACGATCAAGTTTTACACTTTTGTAAGATGATGTGTTCTACTGTACCTATAATGGAGCAATCTCCAGAAATTCGTAATCTCGTACACGAATATGTTATGAATGTTGTTGACAACGAGATAGAAATTGATGTAGAACTGGAAGAAGAAATGGGCGTAGAAAAAACGTATGATGTTACACACAATGGAAATGTTGTGCATTTAAACTTTAACACAAAGACAGGAGGTTCTGCATGAGACATGAAGAGTTTATGAGACAAGCTATGGCAGCAGATGAAGCTGGCGCACCTTTTAAAAATAAACAAGATGAACTTGGCGGTTTTCCTTCTATGGTGGACAACCCACCTCATTACAATCAGTCGGGCATTGAGTGTATTACTGCTATACAAGCTGCTCTTGGCCCAAACTTTAAATACTACCTACAAGGTAACATAATGAAATACCTATGGCGTTTTGACTATAAAGGAAAACCACTAGAAGATTTACAAAAAGCAGAGTGGTATCTTAATACACTGATAGAAGATACGGTGGCTAGTGATGAGAGTTAAAGTATTTATTACGATTGATATTGATACGGATGAATATCCAGTTCCTGCTGATGGAAGAGTAGGAGATGAATTAGAAGACGGAATACAAGAGTACTTTTATGATATAGAAGGTGCAACTATACGCACCATTAAAACAATAACGGAGTGACAGATGAACAACTATTTACCAACAGACTATCAGAACTTCATCGCGCTATCACGATATGCCCGATGGAAAGAAGATGAACAACGCCGTGAGACATGGGTAGAAACAGTAGAGCGTTACTTTAACTATATGGAAGAGCATCTGTCAAAGACACGTAACTATGCTATGCCAGAAGATTTACGTGCAGAACTAGAAGAGGCCGTACTCAACCAAGATATTATGCCTAGCATGAGAGCCTTGATGACTGCTGGTCCCGCACTAGATCGCTGCCACGTGGGTGCGTATAACTGTTCCTACGTGCCTGTAGACAGTCCTAGAGCCTTTGATGAGACTATGTACATACTTATGTGTGGCACAGGTGTAGGCTTCTCTGTAGAGCGTGAGAACGTGGACAAGCTGCCTATAGTTAATGAGGTAATGCACCACACAGATACAGTAATCAAGGTAGGTGATAGCCGCCCCGGATGGGCAAAGTCTCTACGTGAACTAATATCTTTGCTGTATGCTGGACAGATACCAAAGTGGGATGTATCAGAAGTACGTCCTGCAGGTGCAAGGCTCAAAACATTTGGTGGTCGTGCCAGTGGGCCAGCACCACTAGAAGAGTTATTCCAGTTTGTTATTGACAAGTTCAAGGCCGCTACTGGTCGCAGACTATGGCCTGTTGAGTGTCACGATATTATGTGCAAGATTGGTGAGGTTGTAGTTGTGGGTGGTGTACGCCGTTCTGCTCTTATTAGCCTGTCTAATCTTGGTGATGATCAGATGGCTCATGCTAAGTCAGGACAGTGGTGGGATACAGAACCACAACGTGCGTTGGCTAACAACTCTGTAGCTTATAAAGGTAAGCCAGAGATGGGTACGTTCATGCGTGAATGGGTTGCACTATATGAATCCAAGTCAGGTGAGCGTGGTATCTTTAATCGTGAAGCGGCAAGAGTACAGGCAGCTAAGAACGGCAGACGAGATATAGAACATAGTTTTGGTTGCAATCCTTGCAGTGAAATTATATTACGCCCATATCAGTTCTGTAATCTATCAGAGGTAGTAGCACGTGCTAGTGATACGCAGCAGTCATTGCGTGAGAAGGTGCGCCTTGCTACAATCTTAGGCACGTTCCAATCCACACTAACTGACTTCAAATACCTACGTAATGTATGGAAGAAGAACACAGAGGAAGAGCGTTTGCTTGGTGTGTCGTTGACAGGTATCATGGATAATGACTTGCTTAGTGGTACATCAGCCCATCTTGGCAAGAACATTGGACAAACACTGGAGACATTGCGTGATACGGCAGTAGAAACTAACGCTGCTATGGCTGAACAGCTTGGCATTCCACAGTCAACAGCCATTACATGTGTCAAGCCTAGTGGTACAGTGTCGCAGCTTGTAGACAGTGCTAGTGGCATCCATGCTAGGCACAACCCACACTACATTCGCACTGTGCGTGGAGATAATAAAGACCCACTCACACAGTTTATGGCTAGTGCAGGAGTACCAGCAGAGCCAGATGTTATGAAGCCAGAGTCCACTACAGTGTTCAGCTTTCCAATGGCATCACCACGTGGGGCGGTTACACGCACAATCCTGTCGGCTATTGAACAGCTTGAGTTGTGGCTTACTTATCAGCGTTACTGGTGCGAACATAAGCCCAGCGTAACAATTTCTGTGAAGGAAAGTGAATGGATGGACGTAGGTGCTTGGGTATACAAACACTTTGACGAAGTATCGGGCA